GGAGGCACAGGCTTCAGTGGGTTTGCTAACTTTAGGGGTTAGTATAGAGTAGCTTCCAACATCTCTTCTATTAAAGTAGTAAAGGTATACTCAGGCTTCCACCCTAGTACATTCTTTGCTTTGCTTGGATCTCCTACTAATAACTCTACTTCGGCTGGTCGATAAAACTCTGGGTTAACATTAACTACAGTGTTGCCGTTCTCGTCGATAGCTTTCTCATCTGTACCAGAACCTTCCCAGTGTATCTTAATATCAAAGTAATTAAAACATATCTCCACTAGCTCACGTACAGAGTGTAGCTCACCTGTTGCCAGCACATAGTCGTCACCTTTTTCTTGCTGTAGCATACGATACATGCCATCTACATAGTCCTTAGCATGTCCCCAATCTCTCTTAGAATCCATATTACCTAGACTTATGTGTCTCTGTGCTCCCCTAGCAATGTTAGATACACCCTTTACTATCTTCTGTGTGACAAAGTTGTCACCTCTCCACGGTGATTCATGGTTAAATAAAATACCATTAGAACCATGTAGTCCATAGCTTTCTCTGTAGTTCTTAACAGACCAGAAGGAAAACTGTTTGGCTACACCATAGGGTGAACGTGGATAGAAGGGAGTGCTTTCATTCTGTGGTATCTCTACCACCTTACCGTACAGCTCTGACGTAGAGGCTTGATAGAACTTAGTATGTTCCATCATGCCTAGTGTTCTAATGCACTCTAGCAGCCTCAGTGTACCCAAGGCATCTACATCTGCTGTGTATTCTGGTATGTCAAATGACACACGTACATCAGACTGTGCACCTAGATTATATACCTCATTAAATAATTTCTTATCAAACAGCTTTACTAGACAACCTGTGTCAGTAAGATCACCATAATGTAAATGTAGTTTGTCTGTATCTAATAGGTGAGATATACGATGTAAATCATTAACAGAAGAACTACGTCTACGTAGAGCATGTACCTCATAACCCTTATCAATAAGAAGCTCTGCTAGGCAGCCTCCGTCCTGTCCTGTTATACCTGTTACTAGTGCTGTCTTTGTCATACTATATACTCTTTCTTCCCAAAAAATTCTTTATTATTATAACACGTTTTGATAGATTGATCTAGTCCTTTTCTTTATTTTATCAGGACATTTATCTTCAAAATATATCTGATGTGTTTTAGATACACCGTCACAATTATAATGACAACGACGTACTAATATATTAGATTGATTGTCCATACGTGCATGTGTTGCAGTTTGTAGGTATAGATAACAAAGTGCCTCAGCTATCAGCATCTACCTTGTCCTCTTCTTCCTCGTCGTAAAAGTCTTCAGGGAATGTTTGCATTAAAAGCTCGTATACTTTTTCTTTACCTATTGTTTGAAACGAATGCTTAATGCTTTCTTCTAGTCCTTCTAAGTCTGTAGGACCCTCGTCTTCCTGATTGTTACCACGTACACGTGACAACAACTCCAGTGCCTTGAGTGCTACCTGACCAGAGCCAGTTAGTTTAGCAGCTTCGTATTGCTGCTCTAGTTCTGTTATAACATCTAGGTCAGTACTTACTTCTGACTCTAACTCTTTTAACCTGTCTTGTATGTCAGGTTGTTTGAGTAGACGATAGCCCTGATTGTATGCAGACTGTTCACTATATCCAGCAGCTTGGGCTGCCTTCGTAGCATTACGTGTAATAAAATAGTTCTGACAGAACAGCTCTTGTTTTTCTTTTAATTTAGCCATTGGTCAAACGTCTTATAATGTTCATTGTAATATGATTGCTCAAACACCTGTGCAGCTAGGCTGTCAGAGCCGTAAAACTTAAAGTTTATTTTACATGCCTTGTCTTCAAACATACGTTCTAAGTCCTGAGCTAAGGCTAGCAGCTCTCCAGTTGTAAAGAACTTCTTGTCACCTGTTTCTACTGCAAGATACTTGTCGTTACCTGCTTCGTCTTTAATATCCTTATGCTTCTTAGCTTCCTTTTCTGTAACACTACAATCAAAACCAAACAGATGTTGGTTAGTATATCCCAATGTCTCAAGCAATCCAATGGTACGAGTAGCAGCACATGTGCCACCAGAGATTAATAATTCCCCTGGCTTTATACCAATGCCCTCTGCAATAGTTACTTTATTAGTAACAGTTTCATCTCGTATGGCATCCGTAAAAGCATGGAAGCCTAGTATGTTGTCTGTCTTTTCCATTATGTATTTCGTTACCGTAATGTCTGTCATAGAAGCAATAAAGAACTTAGTCGTAGGATCAATCTTTTTAAACAAGTCTTTACGTACTACACCATGTGTGCTAACACCTTCCATAGGACGTGGGTCTAACACTACACAAGCAAATGGTTTGATGCCATTCTTTAGCAGACGTTGATAGGAATGTTTAACACAAAATACTTTTGCATTTGTTTCCTGCTGTAGTTTCTTTATCTTAATAAAGTCTAACTTACCACCTGACACAATGATTGCATGTTCTTCTGTAGGCTTGTAGTTCTTTACCCAATCAAAGTTATTAATTAGTTTAACATTCTCACGTACATTATTACGTATGTCATCTACAGGCATAGAGTCTTTAGGCTTAACAATAATAGGTACACGTGTCAACGAAGTAGGTAAGTCCTTAACGGTATCTGAATCCTGTAGTGCAACAGCTAGATGTACATACCAGCCCAATGTTGTTGGGTCTTCAGATGGAAGCACTGCCTTACGTTTAACTTTAATATCTTTAAATGTTTTTATAATCCCTGTATGATCTTCTGAAACAACAGTGTCTTCATCCATTGGACTATAGTAGTCATCGAATACAACTACAGGAACAGAAGATAGATGGTCGTAATCACTCTTAACAGTTTCATATGAATGACCACCGTCAATGTAAGCTAGGTCAACATCTAAATGCTTAGAGCCTTTCAGTGTATCCTTTGTATCTCCCTTATGTAGAGAGAATGTAAACTCTTTATTATTCTCACTCATCTTATCAGAGAACTGTTGAAGTCTTTCGGATATAGCAGATATAGTATTATGTTTCTTTACGTTTAGTTCTACCTTATCTGTTTCATCTGTAGCATCTTCAAACAAATCAAAGCCACGATAGTGCACCTTGTCAACAGACTCAAAAGCAGCCAGTGCCATCTCAATAGCACGACGACCGTCCCACGTACCAACTTCAAGAATACTAAAGTTATTATTATCTTCTGAATAATGCCTAACAATATCAGCTAGTTGCTTGTATCGTTTAGCACCTTTCAACTGCTTGGTAGGTTGGGCTGGTTCAGCATCTACAAACTTTAAGTTACCCTTCTTGTGTACAAAGAAATCTTTTAGTGGAGAGTTTTCAAACACAGCTAGTCCACGTACACCTTCTGAAAGATTTAATACTTCCATGCCATGAGCCTTATAGATATTTAGTAGACGTTCAAATAAGAAAGCATCTGTCCACTCTCTATAACCAAAGATCTCATCGGTATCATATGCACCCCTCATGTCTGTAATAAGAGATGCTGCATTGTGCATGTTTAAGTTCCATCCTACAAACCCTGTCTCACTGTAGTCGATGTCAATACGACCAAGATGTACTACCTCTTTACTTTCTGGTAGTAACTTAGCTGCATCACCAGCAGTAAACTCTTTTGTAGTAACTGTGTCGGCATCTAACCAGACAAGCCAACCTCTGTAGTCATCTGAAATTAATTCAAATGCTAGATCAGAGAAAGCATATACCTTGTGACAGAAACGTGCAGCATCCATACGGTAGTTATAGTGACCACCTTCAAGAGTGCCGTTCTTATCTGAGTTACGTTCTAGGAAAACAGTACGTGCCTCTACGTGCTCAAGATGACGGTACTCAATGAGAGAATTAAACTCATGTTCTGGTAGCTCGTCTAAACTATCAAAGCCTTCTACGTATACAACTAAACGTAACATACCTGCAGTTGTCTTCCAGTTTTCACTGACAGACTTTAACATCTCTAGTCCATATGTGTTGTATGATTCTTTATTAAATGATGTTACAAACGTATACATTACATGTTCTCCATTACTCTCTTTGTTGTTATTAATTGTTCTGCCTTGAGCCACTCTTCACTGAATGCTTCGTCAACTAAACGTGACGGCTTCCACTTGTTAAACCAAGGACCACCTGTGGTAAAGTGTACGTTCTTAGGTTCGATGAAAGGATCTGAGTGACCGTCCAACCAGTTCCACTCTTCGTTGATGCTGCCTATCTCGTCGTCCTCTAGCCAACCAAAAGAGTGCAGCCAAGAACCAGACTTTAGATTTACATCGTCTACCGTAAGCTGCCTATTCTTTTCGTGGTCACAGTTAAACAAAATAAAACTAGACCAGTTCTTTCTATGGTAACGTGTTTGTTCTACACCATCTAGCTTAACCCCTGCCTCTGGATTGTATTTGTGTTTAACCACCTGTACTGCATACTGCTTCTGTCTGCCATATGTCTCAAAGATTTCTGTAGGGTCTGACCTCATTAGCATGTCAGCATCCATAAACAATGCCAGCCCACTATGTAGATTTAAACTAGGGACAAGGAAACGTGTAAATGTAAAGTCTGTGCTGTATGGTTTACCGTCAAAGGCATCATACTTCTGCATTGGATTATGTTTAAATGTATTATGTGTTCTACGAAACAGACCTATCTTACGGAGCACTGGCTCAATCAAAGGTACGATTGGATACTTGTCTGTATAGTTTTTAATTGATTCATGTAATACTTCGTAGGCTCTGTGATCTCTTACGTCATAGCCTACATATATAGTAGGGGTACGTACATTAAACATTCTTTTTATTACCCATTGTTAATGTATAACCGTTGTATATTTTTCTTCTCATCAGATTGTATGGCATGTAAAAAGGAATGAAAGGCATATACTTTCTTACGTTATTTGGACAGTATGGTAGCCATCCTAGTTTCTTCCATGCTTGTATTCCGTGATGTAGTTGTTCTATCTTTGTCATATAAACCTCCTAATGACGGCAGGGAGTGAGAGAGGAATCGTTAGAGAAGGAGGTACTCCCCACCGTCAACTACTATTATAGTAAATATACTATAAGATGTCAAGAAGTTTTTTCTGTGCTTCAAACTTTGATTTAATTTTTGTATCGTCAGACATCTTACTCCAGTTTCTAATGTCTGAGACTGTTCTACCACAACCTAAACAAAACGACCTGTCAGCATCTAACTCACAGGCCGTCTTGCAGGGGCTAGAAGAATCTATCCCGTATACTCTAAGGTTCATTGTCTAGCTTATTAGCTAACTCTGTGTAGCCACCGACGTACTTAGCATTAAGTTTTATCTGTGGCACTGTCTTCTGGTCTGGAAAGTTTTTCTTAAACGAATCAAGAAGATCAGGTGTGTTAACATCTATATACTCAAATGGTATGTTTCTTTGTGTGCAAAGTTCTTTTGCTTTGATACAGTAGGTACAGTTTTCCCTGCCCCATATCTCTGCTACCATCCTCATATCAGGTCAACCACTTCACAAGAGTCACCACTACATGCCAATGTCTGTGATCCTGCTGTGTTATCTTCCATCTCATACTCTGACAACTTAACCCAGTCGATTACCTTTGGCATCTTAGAGTAGGCTTCCTTGTACGTAGCCTTGTCACAATCCTGATAGGGAGCCTGTGCATAGGTATGATCTGAGTGAGGTAGAAAAGATACACCAGAGCAGATGTCAAAGTTCTCGTACACCCAAGCACCTACCTTCATCCACTCAGCTTCACGTACTGTGATGGTGACAGATGGCTTGTGCTCACACCAGTTCAGTGCATAGCTTTTCCACAACTCTAGCTGCTCAATAGCATCCATGTCGTTACGTGTGACTGCATTGTCAGGAGACTTAGTAGGAAAGCTGAAGACAGTCGTGCTGTCAGGCTTCATTACACAAGGCTCTGCTGGTATGCCAGAATCTTTTAGGAATTGTGTGAGAGGATCTTTGTTATCCCCTCGTACAGTACGGATATAATACTCACTATGCCTAGCATGAATGCCACTGGCACTATCAACAAGCTGTGATACAGTACCCGAAGGCTTGACACAAGTGATGGCTGATGACTGATTGATTCCAAGCTTTTCTGCAGCTTCGATATTTGTTTGTACAGCCACACCCCTGAGTTTCTCCAATAGTTTTTTATCTGCTTTGTAAGTAAGTTCATTGTCCATAATACCAGTCAGGCTCACACCCAACAGCCTCTCTGCCTCTGTATTCTTCCTCCATATAGGCCGTAGATAAGGCATATGGGTGAAGGTTGATTGAATCGTACCCAGTATTGTAGCAAGTTTAATCTTCCTAGACAAGCTCTTCTCTGTGTCAGTTGGTCTCACCACCACCTCTGTTAGATTACAGAATTGATATGGACGTAAGATGATTTCACTACATGGGTTAGTACCCCACTCATGTCCTGTCTCACGACGACCATTACGTTCTACATGTTTATCTGCAGCTTCACGGCTGAAGATACCACGTTCACCTGACTTAGATTCTACAAGAGCAGTCCACTCTCGCATGAATGTTTCCATGTCAGGCTTCTCTGTGTAGGCAACAGAGTTGTTAGCTAGTGCACGTTGGCCTTCATTCTCCCACCACTGACCAGACTTAGCATGTCTCATACGGTCATCAGATAGGTTAGATAAACTAATCATGGCACTACGACGTACACCACCTACTACCACAACCTCACCAATCTTACACATGATGTCGTGACACTCAACACTGTTAAGCTTACGACCTGCTGCACCCTTGAACTTAGCTGTAACAAAGTTAAACAAATCATTCAATGGCTCAGGTCCAGAGGCACGACCACCGAAAGTCTTTAGTCGTGTACCTGCAGGACGTATCTTCGACAAGTCCCACTTAGGCATGTCACCTAGATACAACAGGTTGATTAGTTTACGTAGCCCCTTAGCCCAACCTTCTTTGCTGTCCTGTATAACAATCATGTCATCTGTCTCAGACAACTCAACTGGAACATATGGTAGCTTCTGGATAGCTTGACGTTCAACACTGAAGCCTACACCTGTACCACATAGTAGAATAAACATAGCCTCGTCGAAGGCACGTGGGTGGTCTACAGGTAGGTAGCTACAGTTATATACACAGGTGTTGTCACGATCTGCAGCAGGACCAGCCGTCATCAAGGCTCTCATTGAAGGCATGACCTCTAAGTTTAGGATGGCTTCTTCAATCTCATTGATTGTTTTAGGGTCGTCATAGGCAGGACGTACAATGTTGTCAATGAAACGTGCAACTGTTTCAGTCCAAGTCTCACGACGGTTCTCTTCCTCAATCCAACGTGCATAACGTGACGTTGCAATGAATGTTTGGTAGTCTGTCGGCAATGTATTATTCAATGTATTGTTTGTCATTTCTAACCCTATACTCCTCTCCAGTTAATTGTTTCCAGCTATGCTTAAAGTGTCTTGCACATTCTTGACTAATTAAGTCTGCAATATACTGTGTTTCTCTTTGTGATGTACTGTCTAGTCTCTGCTTGCATACCCTAGCAAAGGCATACAATGAACCAGACCAATACCATTCTGTGTACATATTCTGTGGGAGCACCATACGAGCTAGCTCAGGGGCAATACCTGCATCTAACATATGTTGGTACTCATTGATACAAGCCAACGTGTACTGGCTTATATCGTACTCCACCTGCTCATCAGAGCTGCCCTGCTTTACGTTGTCTGCTCTCTTCCTCCACATCTTAGGAGTGTAGAATGACGGTAAAGAGTCTACATATCTACGACTAACTTCATTCCAAGCTAATCCTACCTGATGTTTGACTAATTGCCTTGCTACGAAAAGGGGTGCTTCGATTCTGAATTGAATCGAGCAGTGGGAGAATGGAGACCAATGACCATGATCTGCCAAGTACTTGATAAGTTTAACATCTTTATCAGATAAGTCACTGTGTCCCACCTTTTGTTCTAGTTGTGATTCCTTGTTGAAGGAAACTCTGGCAGAGTTAACGACTGTTAAGTCACTGCCCATATGATCTATGTATGTTACGTTCATTTCAAATGTCCAAGAGTTTGAATTATACTATACTTATTCTACAGATGCAATAAGCTTATTGAGATACCACTGTGCTTTTTTCAAGTCTTCCACAGGCTTGCCCTTGTAGTTGTATCTCCACATATACTTCATACAGTTACCCTTTAGATAACCTCTGAACTCTTCGTCTGACATACTGGCTTCGATAGCTACAATAGCCTCGACACCCTTAGCATTGTAGTTTGATGGGTTGTTTACTGCATCCCCATCCATCATGTCCCCGAACAACTCATATCCGTCAGTGTCCGAGGATTGCATTGATTCTTTTTCTAACATATTCTATCTCTCCTGATTTTAATACTTTAAAAGCATAGTCTCTCATGTAGTCTGGGTCAACCCCTGCATGACTACATACCTCTTCGAAATCCTTTGCAGTTGTGCCGTATGAAGCAAAGAACCAAGCCGTAGCTCTGTCCCTATCTATCTTTGATTCAGTCGGCTCACCCTTATAACATTGTTTGGTTGCATCTAGTAGTGCCTGAAGTAATACACATAGGAATAGTGTACGTTCAGGTGACGACTCGTCTGGACGAAACTCATCCAGTATGATATTGATATTACTACTTTGCATCCTGTTTGTCAAGCCAATCCTGTGGGATGCCGTCACCTAATTTACAGTAAATGTATTTGTGTTTGTCACACCAATCTGCATAGGTCATCTTACCACCCTTGTATAACTTCCTGTATGGATTATCAAACACGAACCTGATGTCTAGCTCAGGGTAGGTTGACTTAATGAATAGATGTTTCTTTCTATCCTCAATCATAAACCGTCCCTTTACTTCTAGTATCACACCATTGGGTAGGATAAAGTCTGGGATGTAGTTCTTGTCTTCACTCCAGACGTAAGGTAGCTTTAATGTTTCATACTCAAACTTTATTTTCTTACTTGATAGCTG